TTTATAGGCTTACTTTTTGTTTAGCTTAAAAATATCTCGTACAATTGTAGCCCACTTTTTAGAAGGCATCGTCTGCAATCTCTATTTTGTTTTTCTCCATTGTAAAATTCCAATTGTCTTTATCGTTTATTGGGGTGTCAAATGCTCCGTTTGGCTTTATTGGGGTTGGTGGTAGTTCATCTTTAAAAATTACTTGCGGTGCAGTTCCTTTTCTCCTATCTCGCATCGGATTAATACCCATTTGGTTTTCAAATCCTGCTCCATCAATCTGCATCTTCAACAAATATGGACTATCTTTAAAAGTTCGTTTACCTCCAGTTTCATTCTCTTTGATTTTTTGAACGTGAATTTCTGTCCACATCCAAAAATCGGGATGGTCTGCCATTCTATGAATAACCATAAAATCATCTGCTTTGTTTGGAAACTTTCCTCCTCCTTCGGCATCTGCTTTGTTTGGTGGCATTGAGTAACCTTCCTTTGGATGGCCTTTTGGATAAGTTCGCCTTAGTGCTTCGGTGGCAGCGTGAACATTCAAAGTAATTCCAAGCCCTGTTTGAGTAATAAACAATTTCATATCCAACATAGCTTTGTAATCGTATTGATGTTCATTGCCAGTATCTTTTGAAAGTACGTTGTAAGGTTCAATAATAAATCGGCTATAATTCTTTTTAGTTAAAAGTTTTTTGCCTATGGTTAACATATCTTTGTAAGTAAATGGAATATCATTTCTGATAATTGCAAAATGTTCTTCAACCCATTTCATAGCTTCCTCTCTTTCCATTTTACCCATTTTTTTAATTGGCTTGGATAAATAAAACTCCATTAATTTATACTTTAGCATTCCAACTTTGTTTTCTCCTGCAAAAATAATATAACTTTTATCATTAAAATAGCAATCCAATACTGCAAGAAACCAAGTAACAACAGATTTCCCTGCATTGTCGTGTCCTAAAATCATAACCAAACTTTCATCTTTAAACCTCCAATACTCATCTAAATCTTCAAAGCCAGTCTTATCTCCCATCTTAAAAGTATCATCTATTTTTTGTTGAATATACTTATCGCAATCATCTTTTTTAGCAAGAAAATCAAAATTATCATCTTCAATGTCAATAGTTATGGAATCTAAAAACTTAGGTTCTGATTTAAATTCTTTTTTGTAATCTTTCTTTTCGGGAGTAAAATTTCCAAATCCTTCCTTCAGCAACCACTTTGCACATTCTGAAAAATCATCTCTAAATTTTAATTTTGCCAATACTTGACTTGCATTGTATGCTTTACCTTGTTCAAATTCACTTGATGAAGTAAACACATAAAACAATCTCTTTGAATCATCCCAATCCGCACTCCATTTTCCTGTTCCTCCCGGTCTTAAAAATAAATTCTTTGATCCTCTGCTTTGAGTAATCTTCCATCCTTCATTTTCCAAAAGTCCAATTATATCACCTCTGTTATTCCATTCATCAAATGGACTTACATTCTCAGATAAAACTTTTATGTCAGTTTTCTTTAGTGAAGGAGTTTCAAATACCTCATTTAATAACCTTGCACATAAAAACAATGTTTGTCTTTCTGATGGAGTGATTTCGGAAATTTTATCCAATGACTTGTAAATTATTTTATAGCCATCACTCGGAGCAATCATAAAATATCCGCCAGTTTCTCTTGTTTCCAAAAGTACCCTTACTTTATCCTTTGGGTTTTCTTTTTTTTCTTGTTCGGTGCAATGTCTATTCGCAAGTTTGGAATTTCCTCCAATATCTTTGCATCTAAAAATAAAATGATAACCTCCGCTTGGAGTTGATTGAACAACTAACTTTTTTAAAAGGTTTTTGTCAGTTTCATAAATTAATTTTTTGTAGTTATCAAATAGTTTCCCAGTTAAATCGTATTTGGAATCAATGTCAATACATTGCAAATATCCGCTAACTTCACCACAAACTAATCCAATGCCCTTGCAACTTGTAAATGTTGGCTCAATCAATTCAGCTTGATTTTTCTTCCAACTGCCTTGTGGAATCTTATTATCACCTATCGGAATAACAGAAAGTCCTAATTTAAAATATTCTTTTGCTTCTTTTATCATAGTCTAATTTCCTAAAGTGAAGTCTACTGGTGGTGATGGTAATGGTGGATATTCAAAACCTTGTTTTTTTGGTGCAGGGGTAGATGTTAATTCAATTTCATCTTCCCAATGTCTGCCATTCAAATAAGTTTCAGGGTTTTTTCTAAATTTTTCATCGGGAGTTGATAAAACATATTTTGGAACGGATTGAATTATTTTTTCCATATCGTTAATGCTTAACTTCATAAATTTATTTAAACAATCCTTCCTTCCTATTTTTTTTGAATACAATTCCCAAAATCTATTAAAAAGAACCTCTTTATTATTTATTACATTAACATTAACATTAACATTAACATTATCAGTTGATTTTGTTGAGGTGTGTTGAACACTTTCAACACTTGTTGATTTTGTTGAAGTTTGTTGAATTAGTTTAGCCAACTTTTTAGCTTCTGCACTTGCTTTTCCTGCTTCACTACGCTTTCCTATTGTTATCTCCCAATCTTTTAAATCCCTTTTAAGTTGTTGTTCAATAGGTTTCCAAGCGGTCAAAATCAACCTATCTTCTAAAATTGGGTTTTTGTCATTAACGTATTCCAACAAATGATTAAATAAAATTCCTTTTTCTTCATTGGTCAAATGGTCAATGCTTTTTATTAGGTCAGCATACAAAATAAATGATTTTTTGTTCTCAGCCATATCTAAAGTTTTTCTATTGAGTTAATTTTAGATATTTGCAAGTAACAAGCATACTTGATGTTTGCCTTTGGATTTGTATTTTCAGCAAACCACTTCAAATATTCCAAATCCATACACTCGGAAATTTCCATTCCTTTGTACTTTCCAAAATAAAATTTAGCTGGTTGATAAGCAATGTTTTTGATAAAATTGCCACACATATTGCAGGTAGCAACCTTTTGTGTGCCTTTCATTTCTGTGGAGTATTTATCAGTAAATCCACAAGTTCGGCAAAATATTTTTTCCATAAAAAATAAATGCGACTAAATGAAGGTAGGAGACTTCACTTAATCGCTATTTCGTTAAATTTCTTTACTGATTCTGCTCCTACACAAAACCATTTTGCAAGATTACGGATTATTTTTTTAATCTGCAAACTTAATTACTTTTGTTTTTCTCATCGCAAAAAACCCCTTTAACTCAGGATGTTCAGCCTCGTATAACCTCGCATAGTAAGGAGTGTAGTTGTTGTTGACCTTGAATCCATCCTTTTTGATTTCATCGTGCTTTGTGAACCTCACAATGTGCAGAACTCCATCGCTTGAATATTTTTTAAATCCTCGATTGATTAGCTGAGCAATTACTTCTTTGTAAAAAGCATAAACCTTTGGATATTTGGCATGATACTCAATAAATTTTTGTGGGTAGGTTTCCATAATTAATAATTAATTGTTTGTTGTTCTTCTGGTGATGGCAAAGTAATTCCAAGAAAGTCTTTGGCCCAAGTAATTAGGTTATCTACAAAATAAATAAATTCTGATTTTGTTAAGGTGGTTGTTGATCCAATCTTCTCATAAGGTTCAACTTTTTCAATGTCGTAAATTTCGCCGGTATTTACATCAACATAGATTCCATCCTCCAAAGCTAAGATTACAGACTTTCCATTTACAAGCGATATAAAGCGTTTTAATTTAAGAAACTTATATTTTACCAACTCGTGCATTTCATCCTTGTTATGGCCTAATTCTTTGGCTAAAATCGTGATGTAAACCCAATAGAGTTTATTCTGCTCAAGGCTTCTTGAACTCTTTTGCTTTTCAATTGTGATAACTACTCTTTTACCCTCCAAGTGTTTTAATTCTTGGAGGATATTTTGAGTTGTGTTTTTCTGCAACTTGCCATCCTTAACGGTGCTGAAAAATGTTGCTTTCATTACTTAATTTGGATGTTTTTGTTTTGCTGCAATCTTGCACCAATAACTACTTCCCCTTTCTTGATGGCTTCCTTAATTGCTACCTTGTCTATTGTGTAAGTAATTTTCTCCTTTAGAAATTGTGCAGGAATTTCGGCCTCATTGTCAATTTCAATACTTTCTGATTTGCGGAAGCTAATCTTTAAGGTTGGAGTTTCTAATTTCTCAATCTGATACAATTGCATTGCATTACTGACCGTTGTTTCTAATCTGTCAATGGTTTTCTGCCTTGACTTTTTTAACTCGCCCAATCGCTTAATTTCGGCATCAATTATTGATATGTCGGATTCCATTTGCTTGACAACAAATCCGTAACCCCTTGCCTTTTGTTCAAGTTGGTCTTGATTGATTGTTAGTTGCAGTTCGAGTTCGGGGGAACATTCTCCCCCCGATTCGATTAATTTATTAGCTAAATTAAGATACTCTTGTTCTATCTGAAATATATTAAGATTGCTCATATTATAATGTTGTTAAAAGCGTTTCTACTTCTTTTGATAAACGATATTTGGCTTTGATTTTATCAATTGTGCCATCACCTTGCAACCATTCCTTTGCCTTTGCAAATTGCTCACTATCTTTATTTAGCCAAGGTTTTTCAGCTTGTGCCGGTTGCGGTGTTGGATTACTTGCCTTGTTACCATCGTCATCTTCTGCTCCAACATTCACCAATGATTGAAGTCCGTATCTCCTTGCATAAGTTATTCCTGATCCTTGCGATTGAGCATCGTTTTGTTTGCTGTAAATGATTTCTGTTAGTGCTTCGATACTTTCTCCGCTTTCGTGCAAAAGGATTGTTTTAATGAAGTTTTTGCCATCAATAAAGGCAGTTGGCTGAAGTACCACAATACCATTGTTATTTAGGTGTGGCATACACGCTTCCCGGATAGAGTTAAGGTCAGCGTAGTTTTTGTTAAAAAATGGATTTTTAGCATCTTTTTTAGCTGTTCCCATTTCTTTTTGAGCCTTCAATAAAGCAGTTGCAATTAGTTTCATAGTTGTTTTTGTTTTTAGATTACTTTCCAAATTTCGATAGTGTTGTAAAACTTGCCTTGATGTTCTCGGCCTTTAATGTTGATTGAGCAAGTTACCTCTTGGCCCTCTGCTTTGCCATCGAATAAGCCAATGGTCTTGTTAGATACTTGGCAACTTATCTTTTGAGGATAATCACCCGGTGTTTCGATTACGATTTCTCTCTTAGAGAATTTTTCGGAGATAGTTTCTATATCTCCGATTTTTACAATGATTCCTTTTAATTCCATTTTGTTATTTATTTAATTGTTGATGTAACGTAGTCAATAGCTTGTTCTTTGGTGGTAAAAACCAATTCTAAATTAATCAAATCATTTGTTTTATCCTCTTTTTTAAACCACAGCATAAATCTATGAGATGTTTCGGTTATCTCGGCATCTACACGCCAAATAATACCTTTTCTAATTTGATTATCCTTAATGTAAAAGGCTTCTTCATTCACTTGGAATGGTAATCTGATTGTTGTTTGCATTTCTGTTAAGTTTTCCATTTTGATTGTTTTTTTGGGTTTATAATTATACTATTCGTTCTGTAATTTCTACTTCTCTGATAATCTCCATTGCAGTTTCTACAAGGTCATACAACTCTTTAAAGTTTACATTGCCTGACTTAGTCAATGGAACATTAATGTTGTAAAAGTCAGTTACCATCGTTAGAGGTGAGCCATTTCCGTGCTTCTCGTGTTCTATATCAACTCTTGTTACATACTCAATCACGATTGAGCCATCAAGATATTGAGTTGATTCGATAGATTGATAATCACTTGGCCAACCATTGTTTTCTCGCCAATTAATTTCTGAAATAGCAGTTATTGCTAATGCCTGTACTTTTTGGATTTCTTGAATTGTCATACTTTTTGTTTTTGATTAATGATGAATAAGATTGATGTTAGTGCAACTAATAATGGCAGACAAATTATCTCGCCATCATACACAAGTGTTGCTGTTATGTATATCCCAAGCAACAGGATAAAATTCATTAGTGTTTTCATATTGTTTTTTTAAATTGTTGGATGCAAAAATATAAAAATATATTAATATATCTAATATTATTTTTTAACTATTTGTAAATCAAGCTAATTAATTTTAAAAGAAATATATTCGCTACCTTTTTTTACTATATATTTCTTGACATTTAACTCAATAATATCTTTGTCATTTATAAAATATTTCTTTTGCAAAATGTCAATAAATGGTTTGCAAATATTATCAATATCACTTGCTGAGTTGCTAAATCCTACCTCAATAAATAGCTTATAAGGTGGCGATGGAATAACTATGTTAGGCAAAAGAAATAAGCAATCCTTTTCATATTTATTATATTTAGGTGTCTTAAATCTTTTGCCTTGCCACGCTTCATTAACTGATAGTGGTTTAATTTCCAACTTAATCATAATCTGTTTAATGAATAACCTAATTGCTTTGCTTCGTTTGGATTTAATTCAATCCATTGATGGCCTTTTCTGCTTACTGCCAACCAATACGTTTCATCTAAAAATAATTTGCCACACCTTCCCTTTTTATGATGAACCTCTGTTGTTTGTTCGCCAGTTATAGGACAAATTTGATTACCCGGTAAAGATAAAAAATCTAATCTTTTTTTTGAGTAGATCCGATTTTCTGCAGCACGTTTTAAAGATACTTTGCGAATAGGCTTCTTAGCTTTCATTGAGCAAATCTAAACATTTGCCTCTATACTTTCAAATGGCTCGTTGTCAAATGTGGACTTTTCCAATCGTTCCTTCCAATACACTATTCCATTAATGAATGTTTCTGCATCGGCACATTGACTGGTAATAAATGGCAATCTTTGCCCTGAATCTGTTGTGATATAGTATTCGCTCAGTAATGTTTTATGTATAATAAATCCCTTGTAGCCATATTTTACTTTACTTCCTTCAAAGTTATGCTCAAAGGCAACCGCTAAGGCATCTATCAACGCTTTGTTATCAGGCAAATATCCCTGCATTGCCTTCTCATACATTTTGCCATAATAAATAATCGTGGAGTGGTCTTTTCCTATCAATTCACCAAATAAATCTAAGGAAATGATTTGTTTGTATTTAAGATAAGCTAAATAGCCCACCACTTCTCTTTTCATCACTATGTGGCGAAGTCTGCTCTTGTTTGCGAATATCGTATCAAAATCAGTTCCT